TGTCCCACGATCCACGGTTTGCCAGCAATGTGAACCGTGTTGAACATCGCGATGTGACCGACAAAATTGTGGCAGAGGCCTTTTTGCAACGCAGTTCGGATCAGGCCTTGGCGGATTTGACAAAGGCCGATGTGGCCTTTGCCCTTTTAAACGACATGGCAGGATTATCCGCCCACCCTGAATTGCGCCGCATCAGTGTTGAAACGCCAAATGGCCCCGTGACCTATCCCGCGCCTGCCTCGCGTTTTGATGGGGTGACGCGTCCAGTTGGGCCGGTGCCAGAATTGGATGAGGGTTGTTGAGTTTTATTTAATTTCACTCATCACAACCCAGATACATGCAACGACAATAAAGCCAAGAATTGACAGGGCAACCAGTGCTTCTTCCATGCTTGAAACTCTTTCATCTTACCGCCGTCGATAAGACCTGCTAAAGAAGTATCTTCTTCTAATGTAGAGATCTTACTTTCGTAAGCTGCGATGATCTCGCCTAAGACTTCGATCTGCATTTCCATTGCACCTTTACTACAATGTCTTTCAATGATCTTAGCTACTTCGTTAGCGTCTTTACCAGCTAATGCTGCTTGAACGTATTCTTTAACTTCTTCAGAAGCTTCTTCAGATACCTCTACTTCAGGAATCATCTCTTCTTCTACTTCTTCACCTTCGTAAACTGTATCGTTCTGATGTCCTGGATGGATATCGTCAGCTTCTTGATCCATTTCTGCTTGATCAGCTTCGAAGTGTGCTTTTAGTTTTTCGTAGAAATCACCTAAAGCGTTCATTAGCTCAGCGTGAGCATCATCGTGGTCTGAAGGAATATTATTTACTTGTTTTAAAAACTCGTACATAGTTTCTTTCATACCAGCACCTTCTGTTACAGTTTCTTCAACTGCTTCTTCAGCTACCTCTTCTACAGAGTCTACCTCTTCTAAGGTTTCCTCCATATTAACGATTTGCTTTTGCTCGGCTAAAAATTTTCTTAAATCAAATGTGTCCATAACTTATATCTCTTAGTAGTTCAAGATGCAATAATCCATTGCAATGTTTAACTCAACGTTGATTGCTTCATCAGAAGACCAATCGTAATCACCGAAGTTAGATGACTCTACGAATGCACCTTTGATGATCCACTCACCAACGATGTCCCCTACAGGACCTAAGATATTTAAAGTTACGTCTTTTTTGTAGAAGTCTGAATATCCAGCACGACCAGTTACCGATTCGTAACCCAATCTAGCCCACTCCATTACTGCTTGAGCACCAGAAGGTGTGATTGGATCGTATAAAGATAACGACATGTTGTCCCACTCTCTCTTACCACGAATCTTTCTGTAAGAGTTAATATGGTCTAACTTGATTACGTTATCTGTGAAAGAAGGAGCTGATACGCTTTTTACCATGTACGATGGAATACCGTCGATGTACATGATAAATCTGTTCTGTACCTTTGGTTCAAAGGCGGTGAACATGATTTCGTTTGGATCTAATACTGACATGTGTATGTTTGTTTTACTTTATTATAAATATTACGCTCCAAAAGATGCTCCTGTTGGCTCAACAACAAAGTCTAATACGATGAATTCAGCAGTTTTAGCAGGCTGGATGTAGATCTGACCTACTAACTGATTTCTATCGATTACGTCGGCAGTGTTGTTTGTATCATCCACTACCACTCTGTAAGCGTAAAGACCTTGTCTCTGTACTACAGACTCTAAGTAAGGATTAACAGCTGCTAAGAATCTATTTCTTGTAGCAATAGTGTTTTGTTCGAAGATCAAGTTTCTTCCTTGATTACCTAAGAAGGCTTTCAATTCGATTAACAATCTTCTTACGTTAACTCTATCTAAAGCAGAAGCTTTAGTTTGTAATGTTTTCTGACCGTAAGCTACAACGCCTGAACCTGGGAAAGTTGCAAGTGGGTTTACTTTACCGCTGTAAAGAGTATCTCTGTCTGTTCTAGAAAGCTTTCTTTCTGCTCTAATTACTCCAGGGATACCGCCTCTGATTAGACCAGCAGGTGCAAACCATTCAGCTGCTACTGCATCGTTGAAGGCTAATACACCTCCCATTACAGAAGAAGCAGGTGCCCATACTTGACGTCCTAATCCTTGAGCCTGTACCTTAACCCATGGCCAGTAACCAGCTGCGAATGAACTATTCAATTCACTAGCTTCAGTAGTTGCTGTAGATACTGTAGCTCCGTATTGAGTTAAGTCAGCGATAAAGATTGCATCTCCTCTGTCTTCTACTAAGTCAATCATCTTACCTAATGTAATAGCGTGGTGCTCTTGATTTAGACCTGG